ACTAGGTCTTGGAGTGTACAAGCAACAGGAGGTAATTTAAACTTTCAAAGTGGAGATTCAGGTGGAGTTTTTAAATTTAATACCAATGTACAAACAGGTGACCAAATTTTAATAGGTTCAACCGCATCTGTTAATGGTGCGATAAATTTTATCAAAACAAATGGTACACCCGTAGCAAGTAGAATAACATTTGGCACAGATGGAACAGGCTACCAATTTGCAATAGCTAAAAATGTAAGTAGTACAATTACCGATTTGTTTACTTTACAAGACAATGGAGCAGCTACATTCTCTAGTTCTATTACTGCGAGTGGTAATATTACGGCAGTAAGAGGATTTTTTAACAGTGGTGGAAATGCAACTGACCCGATAATATCAGTAACTAGTGATACAAACACAGGTTTCTTCTTTCCTTCAGCAGATACTATAGCTACTACTACGGCAGGTACCGAAAGAATGCGTATTGCAAGTGGCGGTGAATTGTTAATAGCTAATAGTAGTGGTACACAAGCAACAGGATATGGAACAAATAGATTAGTTGTCAATGGTGGTATATACGCAACAAGTTCTATTGCAGCAGTAGTTACTGCAAATATTGATATGTTTGTATTTCAAAATACAGGTACAACATATACAAAATCAGCTATTGTAGCATCTATAGGAATTGTTGGTGATACAAATTCATACTTCTTTTATGGTCAACATTCTACTAATTCAACTGCGGTAGCTGCATTAAAAATATTCTCTAATGGTAATATTCAAAATGCAAATAATAGTTATGGACAAATATCTGATATTACTTTAAAAAAGGATATTGTTCAAGCAACTTCTAAATTGGATGACTTAATGAAAGTAAACATTGTAAATTTTAAATTTATTAATGATGTAACAAATACCAAACAAATAGGAGTTATAGCACAAGAATTAGAAGAAATATTTCCAAGTATGATAGATATTGATGGTAATACAAAAACAAAATCAGTTAAGTACTCGGTGTTTGTACCTATGTTAATCAAAGCAGTACAGGAACAACAACAACAAATTAATGAACTTAAACAATTAATAAATAAATAAAATGAAACAAATCTCTCCTATCCAAAGTTGGATAAACGGAAAATCAGTAACGGCAACAATCTTTAATATGTATGTAATCGGTGGGGTGCTAGGTTCATCTGCATCGTTTTACTACTCATTATTAGATAGTGATTTAATTAATGTAGCTCAAGGCAACTTAACAATGAGTGGGGAAGCCTACGCAGGTTGGGGTAATGATGATGAGTATGCTTGGGATTGGGCAGCATCACCTGAACAGCTTAATTTGACCATTACAGGCGATTATGTACCTCCTGTGCCTGAAGAAATTGAAGAAGTTGAAGAAGTTTCACCAACAAATAGTATTTAATCATATCTTTGTAAAAATCAAATCAAATGAAATACAATCAGTTAAACATCCTAGTGGCGTCAATTAATGCCGTTATTGGGTCTCAAGAGACAAAAATTCAGAAAAAGTTATTCAAGTTGTACGAGAAGGTTAAACCTGCTCACGAAAGTTATCAATCCCAAGTGGAAGACTTAAGACTTGACAATGCTTCTACTGACGACAAAGACATTCTTTTGTTAGATGACAAAGGTGGCTACAAGTTCACTAAAGATGGCGTTAAAAAGTTAACTGCTCAAATTAAAGAATTGAGTGAAAAAGAGTTTGACTTTAAACCTATTGATGTTATTAATGCACAAGGTCTTGAAGTATTTACGTTTCTTAAAGATTGGACTATAGGTATTGAGTTTATCAAGGATGAAGAAGAGGAGGAGTTGTAATGGACATTCGTAAAATATCAATAGGACCTGACTACAAAGGCGGTGCTATGCACTATATTGTAGGTCAGAAAATCCTTGGTGATACTAACGAAATTCATCTTATTAGGATTAATCCTGAGAAAGAATCTATTCAAATCTTTATTATAAACGAGAAGGCGGAGGTGGTGCTTTGGAAAGAGTTCACCTCCACCATTCCCATATCCATTGAATATAACATCAATATCTAATGCAGTCTCCATTCTACTTCATAGCTAAGCCTGTGAATGGAAGAAGGTACGACAATACAAAAGAGATAGGAGGTGTTGACTTTATTGTCAGCACTTCTGAGGAAGACCATAAGTTTTCCAACCGATTTGCAGAAGTCGTTGAACTTCCATTGGGTTATAACGGTCCTATCAAAGAAGGTGACACTTTACTTGTGCACCATAACGTATTCAAGTTCTATAATGATATGCGAGGTAGGCAAAAAAGTGGTAAGTCATTCTTTAAGGATGACCTATTCTTTATTGAGACCGAGCAGTTCTATATGTATAAACACGCCTCCACGTGGAACGCTTATGATAGATACTGCTTTATTAAACCCGTACCTGCAACTGAAAGCTATATCAAGAAGCCATTCTCAGAAGAACCCTTAATGGGAATAATGAAGTACCCTAACGAGTACTTACTTGAGCGTGGTATAAAAGAAGGAGATATGGTGTGCTTCTCTCCGGATAGCGAATACGAGTTTACAGTAGATGAAGAGAAGTTATATAGGATGTACGACCACCAAATAACAATCAAATTATGAATCTAATCACATTTGACAACATTATTAAAGACCCTTTATCTTATGTATCAGATATACACTTGCACGAATTTCAAGACGTGGCAGACGGGGAACACACTTTCAGAAACATTCAACCAAGGGATAGTAACGATGAGTTTGCCTTATACGTCACTAATTTATTTCTTGGTTACAAAGTAAATTTTAACTTTATTAGGAAGTCTCCACTTAATCAAGAGGAACCTAATTTTATACATACAGACGAGATGATGGGTGACATTACTTGCCTTTTGTATTTAAATGAAGACGCTCCTGAGGATGATGGTACTACTATTTACGATGAAAATAAAAATCCAATATTTACAATGTATTCTAAGTTTAATCGTATGGTGGCTTTTAACGCAGATGCTCCACACTCACGTAATATTTTTGATAACTTTGGAGAGGCAGAGTCTGCAAGATTGGTACAGATAATATTTTTAAAGGCTAAGTAATGAGAGACACTAAAGAAATAAAGTTACGTATTATTGAAGCGGGGTATAAAGCCGTTAGTCATCTTATAAAGGTGGCTGAGGAAGATATTATTAATACTGAGTCAGATACAGATGTGTCTGCAGATAAGATGAAGAACGCAGCAGCAGCTAAAAAGTTAGCCATCTTTGATGCGTTTGAGATACTAAGTAGAATAGAAACAGAGAAAGAAAATTTGGATTCCGCAGACAGAGGAATAAGTAAAACAGATACAAAACAAGGATTTGCAGAAAGAAGGTCAAAGCAATAGTTTATGCCGTATAGTTGAAAGTCATATACCGGCTTCCGTCATCTCTAATAAAAATAGAGTGAGGTCGTGGTTGTATGGTTACAATCCTCAGTACGATATTGTTGTTATCTCAAAGACCGGACAGATAGGGCAGGTAGTAGAGATAGAGGGATTATTTATTGCTCTTCCTGCTATACCCGATAAGTGTCTTCAAAGACACACATCTAAAGCTGAACAATATTGGGAGCGTCAAGACCTTCCACGTGAGTTGTTTAAAATACAATCAATATTTCAGTGGAACGAAAAGCCAAAAGAATTTAAAGACCGTTGGGTTGATTATATTGAAAAGGAGTTTGACTACAGGGAGCAGGGATATTGGTTTATGAACAATGGTGTCAAAACCTACATAACCGGTTCCCATTATATGTACTTACAGTGGTCAAGTATTGACGTGGGCTATCCTGACTTCCGTGAAGCAAATAGAATCTATTGGATATTTTGGGAAGCGTGTCGTGCTGACCCAAGGTCTTTTGGAATGATATACCTAAAGATTAGACGTTCGGGTTTCTCGTTTATGTCATCATCTGAGTGTATTAATATAGGCACGCTCGCACGTGACGCACGTATAGGTATCTTGTCTAAGACGGGTGCCGATGCTAAAAAAATGTTTACAGACAAGGTTGTGCCCATTAATAGTCGATTACCTTTCTTTTTTAAGCCTGTAATGGATGGTATGGACAAGCCAAAGACTGAGTTGGCATTTAGAGTCCCTGCATCTAAGATTACTAAGAAGAATATGTACGAAGCCAACGACAATGAGATTGACGGATTGGATACATCAATAGATTGGAAGAATACGGAAGACAACTCTTATGATGGAGAGAAGCTACTCTTCTTGGCTCACGATGAGTCTGCCAAGTGGACTAAGCCTGTAAACATTAAAGAGAATTGGCGTGTAACTAAAACCTGTTTAAGATTAGGTAGTAAAATTATTGGTAAGTGTATGATGGGTTCAACCTCAAATGCACTTTCAAAAGGAGGACAAAACTACAAAGATATTTACGAGGATTCAAATGTAAAAGTTCGTAACGCCAACGGACAGACTAAAAGTGGCTTATATGCCCTGTTTGTGCCTATGGAATGGAATATGGAAGGATTTATTGATAGATATGGTCATCCTGTATTTCGCAAGCCTGTTGAGGCTGTAATGGGTGTGGATAACAATTGGATTATAAATGGAGCCATTGACTATTGGGAAGCAGAGGTTGACTCTTTAAAGAGTGACGCTGACGCACTGAACGAATTTTATCGTCAGTTCCCACGTACAGAGTCTCACGCTTTTAGAGATGAGAGCAAGCAGGCT